GCCCAAAACGCCAAGAATACGGTAACTGGTTGGTTTGGACCAGGCAAGCCGGTTGCACCAAGCGCGCCAGCGGGCACGGAGCCAAGGCGGCTGGAATACCCTTCCGGATACAATTACAACATTTCACCAAGGGCAGAAGAGCCAATAAGCTTTCCAATGCTCCGCAACCTGGCCGACAATTGGGACTTGTTACGACTTGTCATTGAAACCCGCAAAGACCAATTGGAAATATTGAAATGGGACTTTGCCCCGATTGATAAAAAGGATAAGACCCAAGAGGCCAACTTGAAGAAAGCGAGAGATATGTTTCGCAAGCCCGACAAGCGCAGCCGTTGGAAAGGTTGGCTCCGGCCGCTCATGGAGGATATGTTCGTCATTGACGCGCCAGCTATTGAAGTAAGGCGGACCCTTGGCGGCGAAATATTCGCGTTTGAACTTGTCGACGGTGCAACAATAACCGTAAAGACGGCCATTGACGGCCGGACTCCGCTGCCTCCGGAAGTTGCTTATCAGCAAATCATACATGGCATAGTTGCCGCGGACCTAACAACCGAGGAGCTTATTTATTTTCCGCGTAATAAACGGACGAACAAGTTTTACGGGTTTGGCAACGTCGAACAAATTGTAATGACTATCAACATTGCCATAAGGCGACAGCTCAACGTCCTTGGTTTCTTTACCGAGGGGAATATCCCGGACACGGCTTTCGGTTGCCCGCCGGATTGGAAAGCCCCACAGATTGCAGAGTTTCAAGCCTATTGGGATTCTCTTTTTGAAGGCAATCAAAACATGAAGAGAAAGGGCCGCTTTATTCCGGACGGCGTCAAGCCTTACCAACTTAAGAGCCCCGAGCTCAAACAAGAAATTGACGAATGGTTGGCCCGAATAGTTTGTTTTAATTTCTCTATTCCACCAACGCCATTTTGCAAGGAGACCAACAGAGCGACGGCCGAAACGGTTGCCCAGGCGTCAAAAGATGAAGGGTTGGCACCTCTCAAAAGTTATGTCAAAGAGTTTATTGATACCATTGCCCAAGACTATATGTTGCTGACAGGTATCGAGTTCGTTTGGATTGACGAAGAGGCTCAAGAACCCCTCGAAAGAGCTCAGATTGACGAAATATATATCCGCAATAAAGTTGTTGCTCCAAGCGAGATAAGAATGGACCTTGGCAAAGAGGCGATGACACCGGAGCAATTGGAAGAGGTCAACCCTCCAATACCCGAGGCGTTTGCTGCTGACGGTGAATTGGACGAGGACGGCAATCCCGTAACAAAACCAGGCCAAACCGTGGACGAATTGAATAAAACCGTACCCAAAAAGGCCAAAACCGTGACCGAGACCGGTAAAAGAGAGACAGACGAGGAAATCGAAAAGCTCGATAAGACGGTAAAAAAAAAGCCTTTAAGCCCCTCCCGAAGAACACGCCTTTATTAAAAAAGGCAGAGACAAAGCTCGCAAAAATAATGCGGGCGTTTTTTACGTCTCAAGCGCCGGAGGTGGCTGCCCAGGTAGTTGCTATTTATAACGAGATGGAAAAGCCTGCTCCTAAAGAGGTTGACGCTGCAAAGGTCGATTTTACCGGCGTAAGCAAAGCCATTGACCCCGACTTGGAGGACCTAGTCAACCAAGCGTTGCTCGAGATTAATTTCAACGGTTGGGCGGTCCTATATGACGACGCGCAACCGGTACTCGAACAGATTGCCAAATATAGCGCGGCCAGGGCGCTCGCTCAGGTCCATATCACAGACAAAGACATTACCAAGATGGTTGACGAAAACGCCGTCGCCTGGTCCCGCTTTCGTGCAGCTCAATTGGTTGGCATGAAGGTTGAGGAAGGTAAGCTCATAACAAACCCGGACGCAGATTGGGCCATTACTGAGAGCACCCGCGACTATTTGAGGGGCACAGTAACCGAGGCCGTAAATGATGGTTGGTCAACAACAATGCTCGAAAAGGAGATTATGGCAAGCGTTGCTTTCGACAAAGACCGTGCCGACATGATTGCCCGGACCGAGATTGCTTTTTCTGACGTTGAGGGCCGGTTGATTGGTTATAAGAGCAGCGGAGTTGTTACCGGCAAACAATCCATCATGTCTGACAGTCACGACGACGACGACGATTGCGACGAGAACGCAGCGGCCGGAGTCATACCGATTGACGATGATTTCCCGAGCGGTGACAGCGGCCCACCATACCACCCGCGTTGTGAGTGCGATATTATCCCGATTGTTGGGGAAGAGGGTGACGAGGGTTGACCATTTTGCCAGCGTCGGCAATATGGTCCAACTGTCAAAAATCCTTTGACGGTTGAACCGTCCGGAAATCCCGGACACTTGAACTATTCGAGAAATTCGAGTAGTTCGCATTAAGTTAAGGAGGTGGATTATGAAAAAGAATAACGTATTTATCCCATTTCAAAAGTTTGATGAAGAGCAAAGAATGGTTTATGGTTACGCCTCGACCGAGACCCAGGACAACCAAGGCGAGGTAACAAAGCTCGACACCATTGCCAAAGCTCTTGACGATTACATGAAATTTGCAAATATCCGCGAAATGCACAAACCGAATGCGGTTGGCGTTTGTAAGTCGGCAGAAGTGACCGCGGAAGGTCTTTATATTGGGGCCAAGGTAGTTGACGACGCAGCTTGGGAGAAAGTCAAAGAGGGCGTTTACAAAGGCTTTAGTATTGGCGGCAAAGGTAAACGCGAGGGCAATGTTTTAACAGAGCTCAGATTGACAGAAATCTCATTGGTCGACCGGCCAGCAAACCCCGATTGCATTATCGACATTTGGAAGATGGAGGGAGGAGGTGAAAACTTGAAAAGAATAATTGTCATAGGTGACGGTAATGTTGCCAAAGGTATGTATTCCGTTGGCCAGCTTGCAAGCTTGCTGCAGCAACTCCAATATTTACAGGGCGATGCTGCAGAGGAAAGCGAGTGGGAAATGGACGGCTCGCCGGTGCCTGCTGAATTTGCTTTGGCCATTAATTCATTGGCCGAGGTATTAGTCAAGATGGTTGGCGAAGAGGCTGCAGAGCTTACGGCAACGATGGCCGCAGAAAAAGCCGACCTTGCTGCCGATGTGGCCAAAGCCGGTGCCGCAATCTCCAAATCTAATATGGAAAAAATTCAAACAATGCACGACCATGCTTGCGACTTGGGCGCTGCTTGTAAAGGAGTCGAGAAGATGATTAAAACTGACGATGTTGCCAAACTAGATGGCTTGACCGATGTTGCAAAAGGTGAGCTTGTAAATGTGATTAATAAGGAGCTCGAGCCGGTCCTCAAAATGGCCGAGGGTTTTGCTGCAGTACAAAAAGCAATTGAGGCTCTTCCTGGCATTGCCGAAAGACTTGCCAAGGTAGAAGGTCAACCCCTACCATCAAAAACTAAGGGAACCCCCATTCCAGTATCCAAGACAGACGACACCAGTACAACAAAGACCCCCGATGTTGTCGCCAAGTCGGATGATGTTTTGGCCACCATAATGAAAGCCGTCCCAGGTATCGGCGCGTATTAAAAAATAAACCAAATTTGAGGAGGACATAATTGTGATTAATATTATTAACCCTGTAAGCGGCCTTTTAGGTATGACTCGGGACACAATGAGACAGGTCGACCAAGTATTCAAAAGTTGTCTTGCTGACAATGTGGCCAAGGTTGACACTCAAGGTATTTCACTTGCAACTGGCTTGGTCTCTTATGACCTGCAGCCAGGAGCAAAGTTGCTCTATCCTGTATTAACGCCACTCAGAAATGAGATTCCCCGCGTTAAAGGTGACGGCGGCACCGCTACAAACTGGAAATCAATTACCGGCGTCAATGTCGGCCGTGTATCCATCGGTATCACAGAGGGCCAACGCAACGCGGTAATGACTACCCGTGAAGAAGAACACACCGCGAAGTATGCCAGCCTTGGCCTTGAAAACTCAGTGACCTTTGAGGCAGACGAGAGCGCCGAGAATTTCGACGATTCAAAGTCTTTGGCCAGCAGAAACCTTTTACAAGCCATGATGATTGGTGAGGAAGAGGTTATCTTGGGCGGCAATGCGTCCTTGGCTCTTGGCACCACTCCGACGCCTACAACCGGCACAGCAGCAACCGGCGGCAGCTTACCACAATCGACAACCTATTCTTTGATTGCCGTTGCTCTTACTTTTGAAGGTTTCAACAATGCGACAGTTTCCGCTGGTATCTTGAGTAAGATTTCTCGGACCAATGCGGACGGTTCAACCGATACAATCGGGGGCGGCTCTGCAAGTCAATCCGCTGCAGCAAGTCAAGCGACCGCAGCAGGCACAGCAACCAACGTCGTTTCCGGCTCCATTGCTGCAGTAAAAGGCGCTTTCGGTTATGCCTGGTACTTTGGCGCGGCCGGTGCTGAGAAGTTAAACAAAATTACCACAATCAACAGCGTTGTTATTACGGCCGTTTCTGCCGTTGGTGCCCAAACCGCTGCAAGCCTTGACGCCGAGGACCAAAGTAAAAACGTCCTAGTCTTTGATGGTTTCTTGACTCAAATTTGCAAGCCTTTATCAAACTCCTATTACAAAGCATTGGCAACCGGCACAGCAGGGACCGGCACCGTATTAGCCTCCAATGGCGCGGGTGGAATTACTCAGATTGACGACGCTTTGCAAAGTTTTTGGGACCTTTACCGTGTGAGCCCGGACGAGATTATCGTTTCCGCTCAAGAGTTGACCAATATCACAACCAAAGTAATTGCAGGCGGCAGCGCTCCGCTATTCAGATTCAACCTTGACGGCAACGCAAGCTCCGAGGGCGGCGTTACTGTAACAGCGGGCACCATTGTTGGCTCATACCTCAACAAGTTTGCCATGGGCGGCGGAGTGCTTATTCCGGTCCGATTACACCCTAATATGGTGCCTGGTACTATCATGTTTAGAAAGAAAACCATTCCTTACCCTCTTTCCAATGTGACCAACATTGTCGAGCTCCGTTACCTCCGCGACTATTACCAAATTGCTTGGCCTTTGCGTACTAGAAAGTACGAGTTTGGCGTGTATGCTCGCGAAGTAATGCCGATTTACTTTACTCCGGCTTTTGGTATCATTACCAATATTGCCAACGGCTAAGAATAAAAGGGGAGGTTAACACTATGATTTTAAGAGCGCCAAAGGGCTGCCCTACTTGCTCGGTTGGCGGCGAAACCTTCAAAGTAAGCAAAGGAGTTGTCAAAGTGCCCGACGAGCTCGGGCCTTTGCTCTTTGCTCATGGTTTTGTCGAAGTTATACCAGGAGCGCCAACCCCGGAGGAGATTGCTGCAGCAGAGAAAGCCGCGGAAGAGGCCGACAAGCTGGCAGAGCAAGAGCTCGAGCAAGAAATAAAACGCCTAGCAATTGAGGCGGCAATCGAGGCCAAAGGGAAAGAAACCCCAAAGGGGGAATAATTAATGTCTGACTTTACAACCTTGGCCGCGGTTAAAGAATATCTTGGCCAAAAAGAAACGGCTACAACAGACGACGCGCTGCTCTCGAAACTAATCTCGAGGGCCAGCGCGTTTATTGTCACTTATACGAGTCGCGAATTTTTAACCAAGTCTTACGATGAAACCAGGGACGGCAACGGAGCAACGCGGTTGATATTGAGAAATCAAAATGTAACAGCGGTTGCCTCCGTCGCTATTAACGGTCAACCTATTTCGCCAGGTGGCAGTATTACCAAGCAAGGATTTTGGTTTAGTGGTCGTTGGATATATCTCAACGGCAGCCGCTTTCCTTTGGGCTTTGGTAATATCAATATTGCTTATACTGCAGGATTTGCGACGATACCGGCCGACATTGAGCAAGTTTGTATTGAGCTGGTGGCCAATAAGTATAAGCGGAAAGAACGCGTTGGCGAGGTTTCCAAAAACATTAATGGCATGGTTGTAAGTTTTTCAACGACCGACCTTTCTACAGATCATCGGGATATATTGGACTTTTACGAGAGCAATATCCCCGTATGATACGCGGCACCGTCATTGGCGACGACAAAGTAAACGTCAAGCTTGGCGAAATGTCTGACAAGATAATCGGCGCGGTAGAAAAGCGAATGCAACGAGTTGTCAAAAGGATTGAGGCCTCCGTCAAGTCCGATAAGTTGAGCGGCCAAGTGCTGCACGTTAAAACCGGTACTCTCCGCCGTAGCGTACATAGTGACGTTAAAAACGACGGCAGCCAAATTGTCGGGACCATCGGGACAAATCTTATATATGCCGCTTACCATGAATACGGATTCTCCGGGACGCAAAACGTCAAGGAACATATGAGGGCTATTAAACAAGCGGCCATAATGCACACCAAAGGGGCCAGGTCCGGAACCGTCAATAAGTCAGCCACGGCCAAGCAGCAAGGACCGGCACAAATGGCCAAGGTCCGAGCTCATACCCGCCATGTCAATTATACTGCTCATTCATTTCTGAGAAGTACACTCCGCGAGCAAACGCAATTTGTTAAGGACGAAATAAACCTAGGCGTCCAAGAGGGGGCAAAGTTTTGAACAGAGAGCAAATTTACGAGTCATTGTTTAACAAAGTCGCCACTATTCCGGGCTTTGTCACTACTGGCCGCAAGCTGAAACATTACGCAGACCTGGCAGCCTCAGAGCAACCGGCCATATTTCAGACGCAGACCGGCGAAGTCGTCCATAAGAACGTAAATACTCCTTATTGGTTTGACTTTACCGTCGCGCTTTATGTGTATGTAAATACCAGCGCCGACCCCGAGGCCGTTCCCGCAACTCAGATCAATAATTTACTCGACGCAATTGTCGAAACATTAGCGCCAAACTGGACAGGGTATCAAACCCTTGACGGTTTGGTTTTTAATGTCGTTATAGACGGTACAATCGAAACGGACGAGGGCGTCTTGGGGGACCAAGCTTATGCCATTATCCCGATAAAGATTACCGTACAGAATGACAAATAGGAGGTGTATTTCTAGCATGGACATAAAGAAAACAGCCCAGGAAGTAAAGGCCGAGGCCGCAGCAACCCAAATCGAGGCGGTTGTTAATGCCTGGTTTAATGCTAATATCCAAAATAGTATTGCCTCTCAAGAAACAGAGATTTATAACCACTTACAGCAGGCAAAAGAAAAGCTCATTCAAAAATTAAAGGAGGTCGCCGTCAATGAGTCAATTTAACTTTGGGGCAGGCAACTTTTTTGCCGTACCATCGGGCGCTAACCCAACGCCGGTCCAACTCGGAACCCTGCAAGAAACGTCCATCGACTTTGCGGGAACCAATAAAGCTTTGTACGGCCAATATCAATATGCCGCAGCCGTTGGGCGCGGATCAGTCAAAGTAACCGGCAAAGCGAAGTTTGCCAAGGTCAATGCAGCCGCATATAATACCCTGTTTTTCAATCAGACGGTAGCAACCGGCATGACGCTTGCTGCTCTCAATGAGCTTGGAACTATTCCGAGCTCCGTTGCTTATACTGTCACGGTGGCCAATGGCGCGACATTCAGCAAGGACCTTGGCGTCGTTGACTTTCTGACCGGCAAACCATATACACGCGTTGCCTCCGCTCCGACAACTGGCCAATACTCTCTCAACGAGGCGACCGGTGTTTATACCTTTGCCGTTGCTGACGCTGGCAAAAATGTAATGGTCTCATACCTTTACACCAATGCAACCCGCGGTTATTCCATCGTATTGAATAACGCTCTTATTGGTGCAGCTCCGACGTTCTTGGGAGTCTTTGTTGGGCTCTTTGGCGGCAAGCAAACAACCCTTATCCTCAATTGCTTGACCTCTGAAAAGCTAAATTTGATTGGCACCAAGCTTGAGGATTTCAGTATCCCCGAGGTTGACTTTACCGCGTCGGTCAATGACGCCAACGTCCTTGGCCTCTTGAGCTCTGACGATTAAAACGTCCCAGGGTGATGGTACCATTAACGTGCAATAGTTATCCACAAAACTATAATAATCGATGGTACCCGTAGAATAAAAGGCAACCTTATCCACAAAGTTATAAATATAATAAACAAAAGCAGGCCGGGGCAACTCCTCGGCCTGTATTTTTAGGAGGAAATATTTTTATGGAAAAAGCCAAACCAAATCAAACCGACATATTTGCAGAAAGTTCGGAGGGACTATTCGAGGGCGACACGATGAAGATTAGAGGCCGCGAGATTGTGGTCCCGGCGCTTTCCCTTGGCTGGATTGAAGATAACGCCAAGCTGCTTGAAAAGCTGTCTATGATGGACGAGAAAAAGCCTCTTGCTCAAGCCGACGTTGTTAATATTATCAAGGTTGCTCAAGCAGCTCTTTCCCGGAACTATCCCAACATAACAACTGTTAATTTGCGGCCGTTAATTGACCTCCGTAATTTTCGCCAGCTCTTTGCTCTAATCATGGGTGCCTCGGGGTTTGTTCAACAAGACACAGGAGCAGAAACGGAAACGGGGGAATAGCTGCCCGCCGCCTCTCTGATATTGATTTCGGCGATATTTACGCCGAGATTGCAACGGCGACGGGCTGGACATGGGACTATATACGGCACAAAATGACAATCCCGAGGTATGCCAAACTAAAAAAACAATGGAAGGTGTCGCCTCCAACTCATGTTATGACTATGCGAATTGCTCAAATGCTTGGCTATGAGCACCAAGAAAGCTCCGGATCGGCTGCAGCCAAAGCAGAGGCAAGGGGCGACGTCTTTTATGACGAGAGTTATTACCCTAATGATTCACAAACGCCTCATAAAGCGGAGGCTTTCAGCGCTTTGGCGGTCGACTTTGCGGCAGCGGGGGGAGTGGTTAGATAATGGCCAATGATAATCAAACACAGATTCAAATAGTTGCAGACTCAAGCAAGCTCAAGCCAGGAATGGCGGACGCTCAAGGGATAAACAAATCCGCTGCCGACGCTATGCGCGGTGAGTGGCAAAACGCAGGGGCTCAGATTGCAGGCTCCGTCAATAACATGAGCGCCCAAATTAAGGGCGCTTTTTCGTCTATTGGTGGAAGTATATCTCTTATGCAAGGGCTATTCAAATCAACAATTGGCATTTTAGCCGGTGCAAGTATCTTTAATAGCGTTATTGGTAAAACGGCAGAATGGACCAATGAAGTAAAGAACCTCAGAAAAGCCCTTGGAATTACCTCAGAGGAGGCCAGCGTCTTGAATGTGGCCTTGCGTCATATAGGAATGACCGGCGACGAATACGCAGAGTCGGCCAAAAAGCTTGCTCGGACGGTCCTAACTAACGAGAAAGCTTTCGGGGACTTGGGTATTACGGTCCGTAATAATGACGGGACTTACAAGAACCAAAATCAAATCATGCAAGAAACCGTCAACGCTCTTGGCCGAATTAAAGAGGGCACAGACAGAAACGTCGCAATGGCCGAGATATTCAAGCGGAGCCAAGTTGATGTTGCAAAGATTATGTCGTTAAACGGTGCAGCCATGGACGCGGCCCGCGTAAAGGCAGAGGCATTGCATTTGATTGTTGGGCCCGAGGGCGAAAAGACAATGAAGAAATACAAGGAGTCAATGAATGATCTTAAATTGGTTGGAGATTCCTTATCTATCGCAATTGGCGCGGCCGTTGTTCCGGCAATGGCCAAACTTGGCTCGACGCTCCTTGCTTTGCCGTCAATAATAAAGCAAGGAGCGTCGAGCCAAGTTTGGCCAT